CATTAAATAAATTTGACATATGTGGATTTTAAAAATTGATCACACTATGTTGTCCCTAAAATAAGTAGGAACTTCATCTGCACCAGATATGAATAGTTCACAGTATGTAGCCAGATCTGACTCAAAAGATTTATCCAAATTTTGTTTACGGATAAAATACTGTGAATTTCTCATATACTCAAACCTTTTAAGTTCATATTCAGATACATATTTTTCTGTTGCTTGTAATATTGTTTCCCAATCATAGTCATAAGTTTCAAAAAACCATTTAAAAGGAGCCTCTAAGTTTTTAGCATTTACTCTGGCAGGTTTACCGGAGTTAAGTTTTCTATTTGGAAAGATCTCTAAGTATAAACTTATTCTTTCCATATATGAATCACCCATCAATGCACTTATAGTTTTCTTCTTGGTTTTCTTAAAGAAACTGTTGATTTCTTCAATAAAGATAAGACTTTTTGCTGTTAAAACCAAATCTTGAGTAACCCAATCATTAGCTTTTAATCTACTCAGTTCTAGTTCTTTATTGATAAATTTGTTAGGTATTACTTTCTCTTTTAAACAGTAGAGCATGTAATATGTATTAGGCATTAACTCTGCAACTATGAGTCTGTTAAATATTTCTTCCATTACCAAATAATTGAATAGTTATAGTTTTCTTGTACTATTTTTTGTGCTGTAGGAAATACATCTTTAGAGTCCCAACTTCTGAATTTGTTATAAATAGCAGATGCTGGGTGAGCACAGAATAGCTTATAACAATTGTCATTAAGACTATCTGCCCAAGTACTTGCTTCTTTCCCCATGTAAATATACACCAATCCATTATTATAATTTGATAAGAAATCAAAAAGATAATTTAAAAATGGTTTCCATATATTATAATGTACACCAACTTTATTTATTTGAGTTGTGAGAGCTGTATTAAGCATGAGTATACCTTGATTTGCCCATCTGGTTAAATCCGGACTATTACTAATATACTCTCCATTATAAACAGTCCTGTTTACTTCATCTAACATAAACTTTAAACTTGGTTGTAACTTCATTGTTTTACTACAGCTAAATGCAATACCGTCAGCAATGTTAATGCTTGGATAAGGATCCTGTCCTACAACTACAACTTTAAGTTCATCATAAGGACATTCTTTAAAAGCTCTGAATACATCTTTGATAGGTGGAGTAAATCTTTTATCAGCTCCACTTTCTTGTGCAAGTGTTTGAAGTATATTTTTGAAATCAGAACTATACATAAAAGATCTCAAAACTCTGGCCCATCCAGAAGGAACCAAATCTTCATATAATTTGTCTACAATTTTGTCTAAATCTAGTTTTTCTTTCATAATTTTACAAATGTATTTTTAAAACAACCAACATGATAAAAGTAAAAGAACTTAAAGATGATGCTCTAGTAAGTATAGTAGTTAATAAAACATACTACTTTATGGTTAAAAACCTTGCTTATTCATTAACTCAACAACTGTTAAATGAGAATAAAGATCCTCAGTATATTAAAGACAGTTTTGAAAAAACTTATGATCAGTTAAATGAAACTCAAAGAAATCTTCAAACAGTAGGTTTAATGATTGCTGAGATTGAAACACAAGCTGAAAAACAAAACTTAACTGCTGAGAAAGAAATCTTGGAGCCAACAGATGAAGGATATGTTGCTCCTACTGAAGGTTAACATTTAATTCAACTCCTACTTCAATACAAGCTTCTATAGCAAGCATCAACTGGTCTTTACTACACTCTGCAAATGATTTGCAAAACTCACCTTCTGAGTCTGTGTAGCAAAGACCAGATCTTTCTTTCACAATCTTCTTCATTTCTTCAAAAGTATAGCCAGATTCTTTGGCTAACTCTCTAATACAAGCATGCACTTTATTAATTTGTGCTCTGCTATGATCTGCATTAGCAAGATCAATATACATTTCTATTTCCTGACCTTCAGAAAGTTTTCCTACAAAAATTTCATAAGCCAACTTATCCTTTGGATGTGCATATGTTAGCTTACCATCTTTCTTTACTAATTTACCTGTGTACATATTTTCATAGTTTCAAGAAAATTAAACAATTGTTCTGGTTCTGTAATAAGTATTTTATCTACTTCAAAACAGTCTACAGTCCATTGATCTCCTTCAATCTCTACAGTAGCATCAGATACTAAAGTAATACCATCTAATACTTCAAGAAAATAGTAATAAAAGTCTTCTTTATTTCCACTTTCTTCTTTTGTAACAATTCTTTTAGTAAATCCAGCATCAATTAAATCTTGCTCTTTCATAATTTGTTTTTCATTTTAAACATCATTAACTCTGGTGTTGCAATCTTAGATGTATAGTCTTCATTAGAAATCTGGTGACCTAATAAAACAGCATATGTATCTCTTCGGGTGTTCCAAAACTGTTTTAAACTTAAAACAGCTATATAAATATCATCTTCATTAGCTAAAAGCATTTCAAAAATTCTATTATTTTCTTCTTGAGAAATTATTTCTAAGAACTGCAGTAAATTAAGCTCAAGTTTATATACAAACAACCATTCTTTCTTATTAAGAAAGTCATATCTTGGTCTTGTCATATTTACTTGATGCTTAAATAAAATATAATTTATATCAGAATTTAACCATTGAGATATACTAGTATGATCTCTAAGAAGATCTTTTGCTAAATACAATACTTCTTTACCAACATCAGCCTTTATATCACTGTTTCCCATATACAAGTAATATTACTAATAACCTGAACTCCTCAGCTATCCTATAGAACAACCTTTTCATGGCCGTAATACTTGATAAATACAATTCTCTACAATAAGATTCCAAGTAGCTGAAGGATCAGACTCTTCTTCATCTGCATACATAGCAAGAACTTGATTTACTTGCTCAGTTGTTAAACTTTTTTTGATGCTGTTAGCTACCACTACCACATCAGTTTCAGATATATTACTCACCATAACTTATTGTATTAAATTTTCTATATTCAGACCCTGGTCTTCCATTAATTCTCCAATCATTTCAAATACTCTATCTAGAGTTTCTTGACCTGATAAAGTATCAAAATCAATCATATACTCTATTTTTCTTTTTACATTGACTTTTAGTTCCCATAGTACTAAAGCCATACCAAGAGCATTACTCATTCTTTTATGATCCATCATATCTTCTGGATCATTCATGTCAAATTCAAATGTTGCTTTCATACTCTGCCATTTTTTCTTTCTTTACCACAGTCTATGCATCTTTCAAATCCTATTTTTCTAAGATCTATGTATACATGCTTACATGTCAGTTGCTTAATCAGCTTTATTAACTTTCTCATCTTTTTTGTTTAAATAGTTATAATTTCTAATATGTGTGACAGGATCTTCTTTACCACATAACCCACACTTATCAATAAAAAATGTACAAATTCTTGCTTTATCTTTTTGTTCTTCTGTAAGAAAAGATACTCCACAATTTACACATACATAATCTGATTTTCTATCTTCTTTATTCATGGAAATAATTTTCAGGGTAAAACACTTCATCATCATAGTCATAAAGCTTTTGTTCTTCAGGACTTAATTCTTCATAAGTAGGTGCTACATATTCTTTTAGCATTTCTTCTTCTGTAAAATAAGCTTCATCTTTTGAACCAAAGTGTACTCTATTATCTTTAAGCTTTTCCAGCCTTTCTTTTTGTAACTGAATAATAGCTGCATTACAATAGCTATCTTTAGTTGAAATTCTTTTTACAAGAATCATCATGATAATTAAATAAATCTCAGAGTCTTTATCAAACTTCTTTAAAGACTCTAAGAGTGTATTAGTACTATATCTACGGTACTTGGTATTATACTTATCATTAATAATCTGATTGTCACTCATTTTAAATTTAACTGATGGTTAATAGAATCTAGCTCATTAATAACTCTTGTCATTTCCTTTTCAACATAGACAACAGCTTTATGATTAGATTTCTTTGGAAACTCTTCTCTTACTCTTGACAAAGTTCTATACTCTACTTGCAGAACTGTTTTTTGAAATAGTAAGGGTATATCAGGTGTCATACTATTTTCTTTTGATTACTTCTATAATAGCTATTAAAGCTATCACAAGTAAAACACTTGTTGTTGGATAGTCATTAATAGCTTCTAAAAATTTTCTCATACTATTTCTTTTTAAATTGTTTTAACCATTCATTAAATGAATCTATTTCTGATTTACAAGAAAACCAAGCATGTTCTTCTTCTGCATATCTAAATAAAATATTTTCAACTTCTTCCTCACTATACATTCTTTCAGCTTGCCATTTAGCACCAGCTATAAAATCTACTTCTGCTGTTCCATCATCTTCTATAAATGTTACACTATAGTTTTGAGCAGCTTCTTCTAATGTTTCTTGTTTCATCTTATTTCTTTTTAAGTATTAAACAACCATTTTCATCTAATCTTTCAATCCATTTACCTTTTTCATGTCTAGTTCCATGAAACCACATCTCAATCTCAACCTCTATTTCTGTTAGTTGTTGGATGACTTCTATAAGTTGATTACATATTTCAACTGTTGCTTTTTCAAGATGAGTTGTATCATAGATATCTTCAAGATATGCCTGATGTATTCCCCATCTTACAAATCTTTTTATATCTTCAACAGTAAACAACTTATCTTTATTAAGTTCCATTGCTTTGTGGAAGCCATCTTTAAAAGGTGTAGAATTATTATCTCCAAATACTTTTCCACTGTATTTTGCACTTATATCATCTGCTTTTTTAGCATATTCTTTAGCCAACTTCTCAACATCAATCACTCCAAATATCTCATCACAATTCTCCTTAGATAATCTTTTATGTGGTGACTCTTGAGTTGTAGCTATACAACTGGCATCTTCTTCATAGAGTTTATACTCTGTTCCTAGTTTCTTTAAAATCATAATCTTTTAATTTAAAATATGTATCTAATTGTGTTCCAAGGGATTATCTCTTCGTGTAATTGCTTAAACTGTTCAATATAATCTGCTTTAAGAGTATAATTATACCTCAAGTTAGCACCTCCATACTGAGATATTTTCATCTCTTGTATTTCTGGTTTCCAAAGCAAACTTTCTCCCGGAAGATTATTAGCAATATTAGCATAGTGCTTATCTACATTGTGAGTTAAGAATATTACCTCAGCTTTTACTCTGTCATCAGCCCAACGATTTGACAAAGCTATAATAGATATATCATAAAATAAGTTTTTATATTCTGTAAGCCAATTTGCAGTAACAATAACAGGACTGAAATTTAAGTGCACTTCATAACCCGCATCAAGAAACTCTTTTACAGCAGATAATCTATCAATAATATGATCTGTTCCTGGTTCAAGCTTATTTCTATAAATTTCTGGCATAAGACTAAATCTTATTCTAATCTTACCTTGTGGATTAAAGCTTAGAAACTTTTCATTTACATACTTAGTAGCAAAAGAACCCATAGCTTTAGGATGCATAACAAAGAAATCAAATATTCTTTCCCACTGATGATATTTAGCATGTAGAGCAAAGTCTTCATTACAACTTATGTCATAAGTTATATACTCTTCATGTGTTTGATTTGGTTTTTCCACATCAGCAAACCATGCATGGTCATTGATAGCAGTTAATATATCTCCATGATTTTTAGCAATAGATAAACCTGTAGGTTTATTTCTTTTCATGTAACAGTAACTACAGTCATATAAACACCCATGTCCAAAGGACGGTGATATATAATCAGTAGATCTACCAGAAGGTCTAATTATCATAGACTTCCTGGTAACTTCCTTAATTAAACTCAAATGCTTAGTTGTTTACGTAACTGTAAAACTCATTAAAAAATTTACTGATGTAAGAACTGTATCCTTTATGTGCATAGTTTCTATCTAGATGTGCTAAGTATTGATCTCTAGTTAACTTATGACCACCAACAAACTCCAAGTATAGTTTATAATCTAGTACACTGTGTTGCCACTTCTCAAAGGATGCAAAGCCATATTTAGGACCTTTACTCATTGTAGGTCTAACACCAGGCTGTCTCATACCAAACAAATTGTTATTTGATTTGAATAATTTACTACACATTCCGGATTCAGTCATGATTATACTGTATGCAATCTCAGGATGTGCTATTTTAGATTGCAGGATATACTCAATAAGCATATCTTTTGTAATCTTTGTACTGTCTACTACAGGTATTACTTCTGTAGTATCTTCAATCATAATTTTCTTTTTTGCTTTTACCAGTTTTTTATTTTCTCCAAAACTTGCTATCACACTTACACTGATAGCAATACCAATAAACATTAATGTTATTTTCATATAAATATTTTTAAAAATGCAGGAATCCCACCTGCTATACCCTGTTGTAATCCGCAAGGCTTTGAGCTACTTATTCACTCCCGTATTTTTAGTTTGTTTAGACTTTCTTTCTTTTTCAGCAAGCTTGTTGAAATACTCAAGCCTCTCTGCTATTTTCTTGTTCACCAGATTGTTGTCTGGCATATTGTTCTCCTTCTTCATTCTCTTTTTGTTTTAGAATATCAAGAGCTTCTCCAAGAGATAAACCATCAGGTGTAACACCAGAGTTTATTAGGTCTATGTAAATTTGCTTAATCTTCCCCATGTTGTGTACCTCTTAAAATTGCACGAATAATGCCTTTATAAGGATCAATTTCTCCTTTACCAAGTTTATGTCCAACTAAAAAACATACAAATGCAAGCTCATTAGGATGTTTTACATGTATGCTTGCTTCAGCAAGTATATTTGTTATAGACTCCTGATCACAAGCTGTTTTTGTTATTGCATACAACTCATTTTTTCTTTCAGGTGTAATACCTAATGTACCTGTGATAGTTTCATCTGCATCATCAATAATCAGAACTTTTAAGTTTTGATTTGATTGTGGTAAAGTTTTCTTTTTAGAAAGCTTCTGATAAATCCACTTCTTTATGTTCTGCAATTTCTTTTTCATCTTCTAATAGTATAAAACGTGAAGCACTATAGTATTCATACGGAAAAGAATCTGGAGAAAGAGATACTTCCTCCAATTCAAATCCTAGTTTATTTCCCAGTGCTAAAGGAACAACTCTTCTTACAGTATATACATTACCTTGAACAACCCATTCAGATAAAGGAATCTTTTTAGGTTTATTCTGGTCATTGACACAGACAACTTTAAACATACTCTTCTATTTCTGTTTCAACTTCCATATTCTCTAATGCACTACTCATTTCAAACATATCCATATAACTACCAGAGGCAATATCTACTGATCCTTTACCATGTGCTAGTATAGCACATTGTTCTGCCTGATAAGGATCATGATTACAATATTTAATAAGACAAGCAATGATATACAAGAAATCATGTCTGTCATCATTAAATAATATTATTTTGTGTGTTTTATTCTCCATACTATAATTTATGGAATTTTTTTCAGTATAATACATTAAAAGTTTTATAAGTTATCTTACTTTGGTCAAAACCTTCCAAAGCTTGTTTAACCCATTGCTCATCCATAGTACTTTTATAGCATAAAATATGTACTACAGCTGTGTCATCTGGATTAAGCCTTAAAAGCCTACCAATTCTCTGTGCTGACTTTCTCTCATTACCATATGCATGCATAATAATACCTTGTCTCAAATCAGGAATATTAACACCTTCACTTAACTGATGTACAGTTGTGAGACAGTTTATACTACTGTTTTTAAATAGTTCAAGATTTTCATCACTTCTGCTATTACCGCTGTGATATGAATATTTAGATAATTTATCAGCCTGCTCTTGTGTATTAGCAAAAACAATTACTTTACTTTTTTGAGAAATACTCTCAATAAGTTTCTTAGTATATCTTTCTTTGCTAGGATACTCCATAAGAGCGCGCATTCTCATTACTCTAAGCATTTGTAAATTACCTGCTCCGGACTCAACTCTTTGAGACCAGTATTGATAGTTTAATGTTTCTGAAGTAAGAAATGAATTACTTTTGTTTTTTACATAATAATCCTTTTTATCAGAAAGACTTAGCATGTGAACAAATATCTTATAATCATTCAAGATATTATTCTCTACTGCATCATCAGCTTCAAAGCTATATACTACTGGACAAAATTCATCAACCATTTTACCTTTTTCTGAACCATGATGTTTTGGTGGTGTACCTGTAAGACCAAGTATTTTACCTTTAAAGTTCTCTAAGAAAAGTCTGTGACTATCAAGAAGACTATGTACTTCATCCAAATAAACAATATCATAATCATTAGGATCATGTTTGTTTATGCTTAGATAAGTAGTAAATACTATTCTACCAAGTAGATTAGCCATATCAAATTTACCAGCATCATCAATCCATGATACAAATATAGATTTCTTTGGTGCAACAACTAATACTTTGTTTAGAGGAGATGTATTTCTATTGATGTGGTTTAAACCTACTTTAGTTTTACCTACACCGGTTCCTAATACTATTGTACATCTTCTGTGATCATCAGTTTTAGCTAATGCAATATCTTGTACATCATCTTTTGTAATCATAACTTTAATTTTTTAATTGTAAGTCATACTTATATTCCAACCAATAACAAATTTCATCTAAAGTTTTCTTACCCATATTTCTAAATTTTAAAAGATCAGACTTATGATAAGAAAGTAACTCCTCAATGTTATTAATATCAGCTGCTCTTAAACATCCAACAGCTCTTACAGATAAGTGTTCATGAAACAAAAACTCTTTAGTTAAGTCTTTAATATCATATCCATTTTTAATAAAATATTGAACAATTGGATTAGAATCAGCATCTTTATTTGCTTGATCTTCTTGGTTTCTTAAAAACTTACGGTATAATTCTTTATTTTGTTGTTTAAGTAATATATTTTCAGTTTTATAATCAAGAGCTGTATTATAATCAGCAAACATGCATTGAAGGTTATATATTCTACCAATCATTCTTCTAGCAGCTTTTGAAACAATTTCATTAGTTCTTAACTTACTAAGAGAAAATTCTTCAGCAATTTCTTCAATAGAAATGTTTTTTCTAAGAAGCATATCTAACATTTTAGTTTCTTTTTCTGTAAGAAGTTTACTTGAAATATCTACAATAAGTTTACTAAATATGTTATTTTTCAACATAAAAGATTTATTGTAGCGGATATTATATCCAAACAAATCTTTCACATCATCTACAAAATAATATACTTTAGTTCCACGGTTAGTTTTATTCAGTTCACCTGAAGAAGTAAAAAAGGATATTTTACCTTGTGTTTTTAAATTTTTCAAATGGTTCTGAGGAATCTCATATTCCTCCACCAGCTCATGTTCAGATATCACATCTCTTTTTATAATATCCTCGCAAAGCTCTTTATGTGCTAATATTTGCTTTACTGTTCTTTTGTTAGCAATCTTTAGCTTATCTTGAATTATTTTAAATTGTTCTTTTTCAGTCATAGTTTTAATTATTTCAACCAGTTCATAACTCTTGCTTCTTCTGGATGTGTGTGTATCCAGTCATGACAATTTCTACATACAGGTAACCAAGTACTTTGTACTAAATAGAATGCATCTCTGTTAGCTCCTGCATATGTATGGTGAACATCACTTGCTTTGATTGAACAACCTGCAACACTAACCTTACACATGGTGTTATCACTAAGGAACTTATACCGGAGTTTTAAATACTCAGCATCTTGTTTCTTTTTCTTGTCAGATATTTTAGGAATAACATTCTTATACTCAGGGTCATCTGATTTGACTTTGTTCCAACAGTATTGACAAAGTTTGTTACCTTCATGATTTTTCCAGATAACTTTTTCTTCTTGACAGGCACTACAAACTTTAAGCTTTTTCATCCATCAGATTTAATACTGTTTCGGTTATTGCGTTTATTCTATCAGCAAATCCTTCTTCAATACCTTTCCACTTACCATCAGCTAATAAGCCTTGTGTAACTGTATTAATAACATATTCTTTTTTGGACATACCTAATTGAAGGTAACCAGCCTCTACTGATGCAAAGGCTGGTTTATAATCATTTTGTCTTGACATTGGTTTTTTTTATTTTTCCAAAGATAAGAAATTTTTAGGTAGTACACCTTCCAAGATAAACTGGTCAACTAACTGATCCTTGTGTATTGACAGATCTTTGAATGTAAGTGTGTTTTTACATTTAGAATCTATGTCATCATACCTAATGATTTCACTTATAAGTGAACTTTTAGGAAATAGTGATGATAATAACTTATCAGTTAACTGCTTGGTTACCTTGTGCTTGTAGTTGTTTACCACTATTTGTGCTCTGTTATACACATTGACTATGCGGGACCTTTTCTTACTGCACATACTATTCAACTCATCTACTGATAGTGAGTCTAAACCATATAGAGCTCTTTTATACAAATAGTTTTGATAAGTACTATACTTATCTTGTTCAAAATCCTGATATTTCACAGGTTTTGCCATATAATCTTTGATGTCTTGTTTTAGCTTTTCCATAATCATATACATTTTTAAATCATAAAATAGAGCCTGCCGTAACAGGCTCATTGTTATTCACTATAAACCAAATTCTTCTGATGAATTGTCAAACTCAGTATTTGGTTGCATTGTTTTTGTTTTAGCTTTAGCAGCTTCTGCAGCAGCATAAGCAGCTTTAACTTCTGCTTTGTTGTCATGTGCTATCAAGATATCTTCTGCACCTACTTTAGTTGTGTATTTAGTTCTTCTGTAGATTGGAAAACCACCCAATGTACATACTACATTTGTATCACCAGCTGTTTTTGGCTTATTAGGACCTTTTTTACTAAAAGGCTCTAAAGACTCTTCAGCTATGATTGAGCCAGGTAATTCCTGACCTTCATAATAGTTTTCAGATTTTAATTCTTCAATATCACCATGAATAAGTGCAGAGAACTCTTTCTTTTTCATGAATGAGTTGTCATCAATTATTGTTCTCATTTGAGTTACTCTAACATAACCAAATAATGGGTTTGCTGATTGATTAATAACCAATCCTGTAGTAGCATCTGCTACAACTTTAACTTTTGTGCTCATCTCTTTAAGTTTTTTGAGATTAATAAATAAAATTGATTGTGAGTAAATAGAATACTATACTGACACCATTACTCATAGTGCAGTAAGTGATAAATGCATGATTGCACTTATAAATCCAAACCTTCTGATAGGTCTATGATATCATCAAATGGTAAATCATTATTGTCATCATTATCATCATCAGGCACATAGTCAAAGTCATATACTTTTTCTTTGATATTGTCTATACATGCTGATTCTGTAAATGGATTGCTACAATAATCTCCGCCATTGATGGACATTAGATACTGAATATCATGATCAGTCATATCTAAAAACTGATCAATTGAGATATTAATTACTTTTCCGTTTGGCAACTGGTATAACATCTGTTTTCTAATGTGCAGTAAAAATATCACATTAATAAACAACTGGTATCAATTAGCTGAATAAATATGGCATTATATAGCTAACAATATTGAGAGAGCTATTAACTCTCTCATACTATTAACCTGGAAAAGCGTCCACACAGGACAGAATATTATATCACTACATCTTTTACAGATGTAATAGCTTTACTTGGTAAAGATATTTCTTTATTTCCTTTAAAAGCTATTATATAGTTTGAATAACTATGGTAGCCAACAAACTGTTTTACTAGACCATAAATTTCACTTTCTGTTGTGTTATCTTGAAGTATAGCTTTGTCTTCAGATGATAACCAACCCGTATTGTCTGGATCAATCTTTACAGTTGTACCCACTTTGATTTCTACCGGGAGTTCTTTTCCTATAGCAATATCCACAAGAGTATTACACAAAGTACTGTCTGAAATAATAACATGTTTTAAAACATCTATTAACTTCCTTTTAGCATAATTGTTATTACTATTGATTATATTGTCCATAAGAATTGCTATGCTATCTCTATTTAAGGATACCATAAAACTGATTTGTTCATTACCCATAAAATATTATTAAGTAAAATAATACAAAACCTACCATTATTGCAACAGATGTTATTGCAATTTCTTTAATCAACTTATTTTGTTTTCTATGATCTAGTATGCATTCAAGAAATAATTTCTCCCTTTCCAATTCATTTAACTTTTCCCTTTTTAATTCAATTGGAGTATCACTTCTATCAACATGATGCATATACAATACAATGCTGTTTAACCTATACTTAATCTCTGCTTCTTCCATTGTTCATGAGTTTTATAATCAGTACTACTTCTTTTCCAAAACCAGCTATGTATTTTCATAATTGGTTTATAATCAAAATCTTCATAACCTGGTAAAGAGGCTACAAATTTTGTAACCTCTACCTTTTCAATTTGTTTTTTTCTTTTAGCAATCATAACTTTTAGTTTTTAATTTTTACTGTAAAATACTTCTTCATCAAGTATTTCATCATCTTTTAATTCAAGAGATTCATCATACTCAAACTTACCTGTTTTAATATAATTCATTACTTCTCCTTTATAGGCATAGTCTGCAACTTTGCCATCAGAAAACCACACAGTATATAACTTGTGGTCTTCATGTTTTCCCGCAGGAGTGATGGTTCCATTAAGGAGCCACCACATAAAAATTATTTTACTCATACTATTTGTTTTAAAAATCATTCATTAAACACTGTTGACATGTGTGTACTTCATCACACTCACATGTTAATTCAGGAGATATTCCATATAACATAGCTTTATCAGCATCTTCAGACATTAGTTCACCTCCACTGAACTGTCTTTTAGCTTTTCTTTTAGCTAACTCAGCTTCAATATTATTCATAGATCTTACAATCAATTTGAGACTATTTCTCAAATGATTTATATCCATATCATCAATATTTATCTTTTGACCATTCTTCATAGTCCAGTAGTAATTCTTCATAACTCACTTTCATTTATCAGGTTATTACAAATAATAACTGAAGCACTGACAGTGAATGTTATTACTATAGCTTGAATTACCCAACCAAACAGGTTGTAGTTACTTATTATAAAAGCATTACCAAATGTGAATATTGCTTCTACAAAGATTAATGCTATTAATCCTAGACTAATAGACATTACATACTTAATTGTTTTCATTTTGATTTGGTTTTTAAGATTAATAAAATGAGTGAGCTTATTATTGCTCACTCATATCAGAAAGGTAAATCATCATATTTTACATTCAATTCATTATCCCACTGTCTACCAGCATATGAGCTGATATTATGATTCGGGAACAATTTCTTTGCTGCTTCTATAGCAATGATATCATCATACACACCATAGTCACCAGACTTGTAGTATAGAATAACATTTTTGTTTATTACTTTAATCCAACCACCATTAATAGTACCATAACCAATTTCACGGTATATATTACTGATTGAACTATGAAAGTTATCTACAAATCCAAATGGATCAAAACAGAATCTAAAGTCTGTTTCATCATGCTTAGCTTGTATGATAAACTTGATACCATCATGAATTTGAAGATCACTAAAGTCTAATTTTTGTTTATACACATCAGATGCAGTCTTGCGGATCTTGTCTTTATACTTAGCTAACTCTTCCGATTTCTGATAATACCAATTTTCATATTGTATGTTATCAGCTTCATCAATTTCTTCTTTATCATCTAACTCTATTTGTTTAGTAGATAAAGCTTTGACAGCTTCTATAATATTTTCAGTCATCTTTGCTTGATGCTGAAACATTGATGGATTAACAGTAGCAAGAAACTTATCTGTTTCTTCTGTATTAATGCTAAAGTTATGATTACCACCAGCAAATGCTTTAAAGTCACTGCATGGTACACGCATTTCATAATGCTTAGTTACTAAATATATGTATGTATTATTGTAAGACTTTACAGTATACACACCATTTCTAGAGTTTAAATGAATTTTCATAAGGTTTAAATTTTGAGATTATTATTTAGATTATTAATTAGTACTCTTGCAGGGTTGCAATCCCTGATATACATCCTATAGTCTGATATTATGATCAGATAGGTAGTATATTAATCCTGCTTGGACAAGAGTAATTCCCTTGCACTCAGTTGTAATGAAGTGATTTAGCTTAGCTACTAAAAGCACTGCACAATGTTCACTACAACTGCTCACCCTTGGGAAGTGAGAATGGTACATTTTATTAAAGTAGCTTATAAGGAGTCTACCTTTCCTTGACCGATTTACGGTATCCCTAGTGGTTTAAACTGCTTATCCACTGCATCTAGCATTTAAGGACTGCTATTAACCTTTTAATAATCCCTCTGCACTCAGTTGTAATAGCATGATACTTCAATCAATGTAATATTGATATATACCTACATGCTTTTGATGTGACCATTATTCAGGTATTACAACTGATATTACAGAGTATTTTATTAGATCCAACCAATGTGTTTAAACACACTGGTTTTCACTACAGTTCCGTCTTCTTGTGGTATATCTACTGATACTCTTTCTGAGTGAGCAAATATTAATGCTTGTTTTGATAAACAGCTATTAATACTAGCTCCAGCAATATACAAGAACATCGGTGAGCCACCTAATTGCACTATTGTACAGTCAAGGTCAAGTCTTATTTTATTTAATTCTTGGGCAAGATCCATTAACTCACTTCTATCAGAAGAGCAGTTATTTATTTTATCTTGTATAGTTGTGTTAATATCTTTCAAGAATATTACACGTCCCATTGAATTCAGTGATTCCATTTGCTCTTTTGTTGGTGTATGAGCAGAACACCATAATAAATTAGTCATGGTTTTTAGTTTTTGAGATTATTATTTTATAAAAGGGGTATTTCTACCCCTTAGAATTTTCTTCTACCATTAGAATCAAATTGCTCATTATCATAAGCAAGCTGATATTCTTGTGTTGAACAGTTTATTATTTGTTCAACAAGTTTATTAGGATAAGCAGATTTAAATTCTGCAATAGCTAATTCTTCTGAAGTAGCTTTAATAAGGTTATCACCTGTTCTTTGGTCTACTGACCAATAAATTTTGTAAGTTTTCATGATTATATTATTTAGATTATAGATTTTAGAGAGTTTCCGGAAGTAATTACTGTCTTAAAGCAGATAACACTAATAGTAATAGTAATACTGATTAATATATGTATAGACACTCTTAATATGTTGTCTACAAGGTACTGTTTAGTCATGTTCTAGCTATATTATTCTTAATAGTCAGGTATTTACTACATTTTGCAAGCATGCTGAACTGTTAATATAGTGAAGGAGTATGACACCTTTTACCACAATCACTCACACTTTCACAAGAATTATAAAAATATAACTGCTTGATTACCAATAGCAAAGTGCCAATGCTACACACGGTGGAGACAACATAGTAGCATTGTGCATAATGCTGAACAGATAAATAATCTTTCCTACAGAACAACTTAATATGCATTATGCATGATGCTGAACAACAAATCAGCACTGTACAAACAGCATATTATAGTATATATATCTGTTCTTCCTATTTTATGTTAGTAAAGGGTTAGTAAAAAGGAGGGAAAAGAAAAAGAATACAGTATGCTATTACACATACTATATTCTTTACAGACTATTTCTTCTCTTTAGTCTCAGGCTCAGATTCTTCAGTTTCAGGTATTTCTACCTTATCCATAAATGCTGATAAGGCAGAGAGCTTACTAACTGCTTTCTCTGCAAATTTCTCAGCAAATATAGAAGATGTCTTACTCATCTTTTCAGTCATAGCCATTTCTACCATAACATCTGTATCATCAAGATAATACCTGTTATTCTTACTGATGCCTACATCACATGGATTCATCAATAATGGCTCATTTCTGAATACAAGTGGTAAACCTGTAGCTTCTTCATATTGAGGATACTCTTTGAAATTCTCAGTTTTTACCAACTCAGCAATTTCTTCTTTAGTGCCACTGATTACATATCTAAA